GAATAGCCCGCTCTCCGTGCTGCTTCGGCAGCGGAACATTCTCCGAGTAAAACTTTGTGAACGTATTCATAAACAAAAATCATTTGCTTAGGCGTTAGTTTTTGTTTTAGTCTTCTATCTTCAGGATTAATTAATTTTTTAATAGTACTCATAGTTACGTTTTCCAAGAGGTTCTTCAGGTTCATCATCATACAATGAAATGAAGCTTCCCTGTCTATATCTTAACAGTGCTAAGGTAGTGGCGTCAACAAGATCATCATGCTCTCCATAAGGGAAAGATGCGCACTCTTCTTGTACTTCTTCAGCCCAATCCATGTCAGGTCTCCAAACATGCCCTGCTTCAAAGATAGGAGCAACAGAATTTAATCTAACATGTTTATCCATACCACGGTTCGGAGAGAAAGCTGTAGCGTACACACCAAATCGCCGTAGCTCCTGTATCAAGGGTGTCCCTGAAGCTTTAGCTTCAATCATGACAGCATCAGGATTATAGAGACGTAGTTCTTCTTTTGCCACTTGTTTGAGCTCAGGAAAGTCCCAACGACCTTTTCGAGCGTTTAACAAAATTAAATGTGTCTCATTTCCTTCATCAGGATAGAAAACTCCCCAAGTTGTAATAGCTGAGTAGTCAGCAGACTCTTTTTTTGAAAATGCTGTATCATAACTTTGAATTTTAAAAGCACATTCAGGTGGATCCTCCTTTTCCCATATATTCCACCACTCACGTTTAATGATACTCGTACCATCATGAGTAGGATTTTGTTGCCATTGTGCACTCCACTTGGTTGGAACAAGAGAAGCTTTCACTTTATCAAGTTCTTCTAGTTTCCAATACTGAGGCCAGATAGGCTTTCTTTTTTCTTCTTCATCATCGTCTAAAATTGCCGGGAATTCTATGACATCCCACTTATCTGCTTTTAGATCTCCCATCTTTTTGATCAATTGACCAGTTAGATCCTTGTCAGACCATCGAGTCATCACGATTACAATACTTCCCCCTGGTTGCATACGCTGTCTAGGTCCTGATGTGTACCATTCGTAAGCATTATCCATGGCTGTTTCGGACAAAGCATCTTGTTCACTGTGTGGGTCATCGATAATTAGTAGGTCAGCACCACGACCAGTGATTGCACCACCCACACCTGCTGCGTAATACTCACCTCCAAGGTTAGTTTCCCATCTTCCCGCCGCTTGGTTATCAGTTCTCAGGGTAACATTAGGGAATATTCCCTTATATTCTCTGGTATTCATCAAGTTTCTTACTTTTCTACCAAATCTTATCGCTAATTCACCTGTGTGAGTCGCTTGAATAATTTTTAGACGGGGATTTTGCCCCATCATCCATGCCGGGAATAAAAATGAGGCGAACTCACTTTTTGTATGACGTGGGGGCATGTTCACAATCAATCTTTTGTTCTTACCTGTCATAAAATCCTGAAGTTTTTGTGCAATCTTGATGTGATGTGGTCCTTCTACAAATTCAGGCCAGACCGATTTTACAAATCTCATGAAATTTCCACGTGCATGCTCTTGTTCTACCTTCCTTCTAAGCAATACCATTGCTTTTAGTTGGTTTGAATCAAGGTTTGAATAGTCTATACGCATATTTTGCTCCTATAGTGTGTGTATGTTGCCAGGACAAGGTCAGCGTCATGCGGACCGGGGTCAAATTTTTGGGGGCCGGTCAACGATTTTCGCGGCTCTCGGATCGTTCGGTCTAAGTACCTAAGGTCCATTGTTGCATAATCTATATTATTGGTCACCCCGACGCTATATTTATCAACGTTTTTAGCGTTTCGTAAATTATATGGTCTATATCTAGTGGTATTCATGCAAAATTTCGCTGATCGTGGTCCATGGTTGCCCCACGTGGACCGTGCAAATTGGCGCAAACTCGCCATTTTCTGCCAAAAAGTCGATATCTTTGGATCTATACAGAAAAAACGCTCTCTCTTTGACAGAGCGTTGCAAGATGAACAATCCGTTCATAATCTGTTTGTATTTATGATGAAACGCTTTCTGGTGAGGTCTTAGGCTTTGTAACAATCTGGAACGTTCACAAGCCTTACATTCAACGAACAAACTACGTCCATATTTATTAAATAATATTAAATCTGGAAATCCATTAATTGTAGATGTTTCAATGCGAATTGGGTTAAAATCAGATAACTTTTCTTTAACCATTTTATATAAATTCTTTTCAGCGCTCATTCAAAAATAGACCGTTACATCTTAACCATTATTTTACAAATTGGTACTAGTGTTTTTTCAACAACTTCTTTAAAAATAATCAATTTTGAAAAAGGTCTTAATTGCCTAGAGGCACACACTAGACACACTTCTTAAAATGACAAGTGTGATAGGTAAAACCCATATAAATAAAGCTAAAACACAAAAGCGGACACTATCACACTTCTTTTTTATTTTTTTTTATTTTTATTTTTATTTTTTCAAAAAACTACTAGTACTGTGTCACCTGTGTCGTTCGTACTTTGTTCGTCAGCCAAATACCCACGATCCACGGTCCTTGTCGCAATTTGCAATAAAATATCATAAAGATCCAAAATCAAAATACCCTTTAAATCCATTTTAAGAGCCATAGAGCATATCATAAATTATCTAATAAAATCATACATGAGCACTTTTTTAACACCCCTAAAAACGCCTTAAAAAGGCAAAAGTTATCCACAGGTAATTTCAATATTTTTAAAAAAAAATGCATTTTTATTTAATATTTATCTTTTTTTATTAGGTAATATCTCAATTTATGATATAAATAACACAATGAAAACGAATCAGACTCTAGAAACCGCACTAGAAAAAAATAAGCCAAGCGCCTCTTTTGAGGGTAGGTCTAATGCTGACGATATTCTAGTCATCGGGTCTAGGGTGCTAAAACACTAAAAGAATTCAGTTTCTTGGGTCCTCTGGGCTCGGTGGATTGCTAGGGTTGGGCGCTACATACTTGCCCCCTAGTGCGTAGATAACTCGGACCAATCGAGGTAAGCTTCCAAACCTTATCTTGAAACGCTTAGAGCCAGTCTTCAGAGCACAGAGCTCAATCGGTGACACCGATAAGGAAACAGTCAAACAGAAAATATCCTTATGTATTTTTGATAGGGCTACTTAGTTAGCCTTATCATGAATGCATAAGCATTCAGAAAAGGAGCAAAAAATGACTACATATAAAACAAGCCACCCTGATCAAAAATTAGGGTTATACGAACTATCACCAGAGCAAATCATTTTGCTACACAAATTACTTTTAGCTTACCATAAAGGTGAAGTTAAAAACGTTACTGCTAGTAATGACGTTTTCTTTGGAGAGATTTCTAAGGCTGATCAAGATCAGTTAGTTGGTCTTGTAGACTTTCAAACTCAGTTAATTGAAGACGAGTATGGAAACACTTATTTTCAAAAAGCTGAGTTAGTTCAAGAACTCAAATCATAAGTATTTTTGAAAGCCTCTCAGTGGGCTTTCATGAATATTTATCAATATTCAGAAAAGGAGCAAACTATGAAAACTAAAAAACAATATTACGGTTGTTATAGAATAACTCACAATAATCAGACTTTTGAAGCGAGAAGCGTCAAAACTGATTTTGGTTGGGAATGGGTTTTAGAATTGATTGAGCTTTATGATCCTCATCAATATTTAAAACCAGTAAATATTGAAGTAGAGCCATACGAAAGAGCAGAATGGATTACTACTGAATCAACCCTTAGAGATTGCAAACAAGTAATCTTAGAAAAATTTTAAAGGAGCAAATCATGACAAACAAAGAAATCGTACTAAACATCATTAAAGAACTAATTAATGATTGGGACGAAAATTCTTCAGTTTCTGAAGAACACAGAAAACAAATCAAAAAACACAGAGTTTTTTGGGTTGGTGATCTTTTCGATATTATCGAAGAGAGAAAATTAAAAATCAATGCGTGGGAAACACTCGTTGCTTTAACAAATCAAGGTTATATTCAAAAATATAACGGTCCACATTTTCCAATCTTTGAAGACAAATACCAATTAGATCAATTGGTTAAATAAGTATTTTTGATTACTCGCTCTGAGTAATCATGAATATTTATATATTCAAATACAAAGGAGAGCAAAATGACAAACATTAGAATAATCGATAAAAACCAAAAGTTGTTGCCAAACAAACTTGGCACACACTCAGGGAGCGTGGTGAATTGGTCACGTTCTCGCTCATGGTTCAAGCCAGACGCTTTAACCATTGGCAACGGTGCAACGATCTATTATTGGTCGGACCGTCATGGTGGTACGTTGATTGACGTTATCACTAGAAAAAACGGTAGACGCTTTATTGTGGTTCAAGTGGACCACGCTAAGCGTACCGATAGGAATGGCTTTTCAGAAAGTCAAACCTATGAATTTACGCCTAACCCACAGGGGCGTAAATATTACGCTGAGGTTATCGATATCGAAACCGAAGAGGGTGAAAGAGGATTTATTCTCGAACCTAGAGAATTCAATCCTAAGACGAACCGTTTTTCAAAAGACGGTAATCGTATCACCATAGGACATCGGTCAGAATATTGGGACCCCGCGTTCTAATAAGTATTTTTGAAAGTCCGATTGTGGGCTTTCATGAATACTTAATTGTATTCAATAACAAAAGGAGATCAAAATGAACAAAACAAATACATATTACTTAAATACGACTAAAAGCTTAAGAAAAGAGCAACACCATAATCCAAACGGATTATTTACTGTTTATTATTCTTATGCGACCCCTGTGGCTTTTTCTGTAAACGGTGCAACAATCGTGTCAGAAAACGTCTGGTCCAGAACCACAGGTAAACACTTAACTCAAATTGACGGTGGAGATAAAGAAGCAAGAATTCCACATGATGAATTTGAGAAGTTATACAATAAAGCGAGAGAAGTTCTCTACAAAGCTAGGGAGATCCTTTATGTATAGAAAACCAAAAGGAGAAGTTATAGTAGATCGGTTTATTATCGGTCTACTTGTGTTCAAAGCGTTTTATATCGCTTATTTAATATTAATAGGAGGCTAATAGAATGAGAGTGATATCAAGTAAAAACCCTGTGACCAAGGAAACTTGGGCATTCGTTAAATTATTAAGAGAGGGTCATGATTATGTCAGTAATGGGCACGATCATAAAGTATATCTACAAAAAGACGTTAATGGCGTTGAGCATTTAGTGACTCAAAACAAAGACGGAAAGATCGAGTCAATAGAAAGACTAGAAGACTAACCACGAAACACGGTCCACGATAAACGGTCCGTGTCTAGGTTCACGAGTTGAAAGAACCTACTGATGAGAAACTCAACCAAAGGACATCTAATGTCCTTAAAGGGAAAGCCTGTTCCCACTAGACTTAATTGGGAAATTAGGTCGCTAGAACAAATAGGCAAAA